TAATACCAAACGCAGCAATCCAGGAAGCCTTACCGATATCCCGGCAGGCACCACCGGAAAGCATGACGAGGTTGAGCAAATGCTGACGATGACAAGCCGCGAACTTGAACAAAAGTTTTTCGGAAAATCACCGGATGAAATTAACAAGATGATGGCAAAGTTGATATGAACTAAAGAATACTCTGCTTAGGGCAGAGAAAACGCAACGTCGATAAGAGACGAAGCCACTCCCGTAGAAGGAAACAATTATCATGGCTATGACCAATGTACCCTATGGGTCGGATCAAGCAATCCGTATCCAGAGCGCAGGCTTATTTGCAGCCTGTATGCAACGCAACACCATTTTAAACCGGCTCACCGGCCCAATGCCGATGCAGTCAGACGCAGAAAGCGCGATTCGCGTTCAATCGAGCAATAAATACCCGATTGTCCTCTGCAAAGATTTGAGCAAAACCGCAGGTGACGAGATCACTTTCGATTTGATTAACCCGTTAGGCGGCAAGCCTATTATGGGCGGTCAAAATGCTGAAGGCTTGGGCGAAGCGTTAAGTTTCTCACAAGACAAACTACGTATTAACCAAACCCGCAAACCCGTATCCGCTGGCGATGCAATGACGCAACAGCGTACCCGATGGCAGTTACGGTCATTGGCACGGGCGGCGGCAGAGGAATACATGAATCGTTTGATGGACCAGATTAGTTTAGTTCATTTGGCAGGCGCAAGAGGCTTTCACAACAATATTGAATGGGCAGTACCGCTGCAATCCGATGTGGATTTTTCCAGCATCATGATTAATTCCGTCAAAGCCCCTACGAAAAACCGACACTTTATGTCCACGGGTTCAGGCATTGAACCGATTGCCGCAAGTGGCAATGATATTACCATTGCTACAACCGATGTTCTTAACATTGATGTGGTTGATGGTATCAGAACCGTGATGGATTCCATGGCGATGCCGCCGCCCCCCGTTATTTTCGAGGGCGACAAGATGGCAAGTGATTCGCCATTAAGAGTTCTGTTGGTATCCAGCGAAAACTACACCTCGTTCCTGCAATCAACCAACTTCCGAACGTTGCAAGCGCAAGCCATGGCGCGGTCACAAACCGCAGGTGGAAACCCGCTATTCATGGGCGACGCAGGTATATGGAATGGTATCTTGATTGTCAAAATGCCTAAACCGATTCGCTTCTATGCAAACGACCCGATTCGATGGTGTGAGTCTTACTTGACAGAAACCGAAACAACGACAGATTGCGTACCCGCTTCTTTTGGTACTACTCATGCCGTTGACCGTTCAATTTTGTTGGGTGGTCAAGCGTTGGCAACAGCCCTTGGCATGAACAACAAGACCGGCAATCCGTTCTTCTGGTCAGAAAAAGAACTGGATCACGGCGACAAGCTGGAAATTTTAATCGGAATGATGAACGGCTCCAGCAAGATCAGATTCGATCAGGATTATGGGTCGGCAGGTCATCAGTTTACAGACCAGGGTGTGATTGCCATAGACAGTAGTGTAAAGATTGCTGGCATATAGGCTTTTCTAAAGTTTTTATACCGCAACAACCATTAAAAATTTTAGGAGATTCCAATGACTGCCGTCGTTACCCGCAAGAATATAAACAACAACGTCCCGTTTACCGCTGCCTATGGCAACGAGACTAGACTAACCTTTAACCTGACACTGGCTACAGGCGGGATTTGGCTGGATTCAGACCATACCGATGCTATTCAGATCGCAGATACGCTGGTTCTGGGTAAGATACCGGCTGGCTTTGAGATCCACGATTGCCTAGTAACCATATCGGATGCCTTTACCGGCAGTTCAACCTGTTCGATTGGCTACAAATATTGTGATGGCGTGGATGCGACACCGGCTGAAGATGCCGCGTATTTTGTCCCGGCCACACAAGCCTTATCTTCAACGGCTATTTTGCGTAAAACGGGCATTAAAGCCCCTGCCAAACTGCCTAAAGATGCCTACCTTACCCTGTTATGGGCAGGTGCGGCAGCGGATGCGGTCGGTGTTCTGGACATTGATGTGATTGGCAGGTGGACAGGTTTACCAGCTTAATCAATAAGTTACAAACTAATCACGGGTAATTTCCTATTTTATTGCCCGTGATATTTTTAAGAGGTAAATCATGATCGCTGTACGTTATATTGGCGCGAGACAATTTTATTGCGAAGGTGCCTACGGTAGCAAAATCAATTTCACCAAAGGCGAAACCGTCCTGGTGCCTGACGACCTTGCGGAAAAACTGTTAAGGCACAAAGACGTTTACGAACTCAGTGCAGACACGGTAGACGTACAACCCGCTATCATACCCACACCTAACCCTAACCAGGAACCAGATGAAAATGTGCAGGCTGCGCGTGATATGGTGGAGAACATGGACACACCGGAAGCCTTAGTTGAATACGCAGCGACTAATTTTGCAGGACATAAAATAGACAAGCGTATGTCAATCCCCAATATGAAAACCCAAGTCACCCGGTTGATTGATCTGTACGGAGTCACCTAAAAATGACCGTAGCCGAACTGGAACGCCTTTTTAGAAACCAGTTTGGTGACAGTGTGCCAGACTATCTAATCTCACAAACCTTATTTATCGACTATCTAAACGAGGCCGAAGAAGAAGCCGCGTTCAGAAAAAACCTGCTATTCGACAAGACCAGCGCATTTTGTACGATTTCCGTATCACTTACTAACAGTATTTATTCACTAGACTCAAAAATATATGCCGTGTGCTATGCAGATATTGTCATCACTGATACCAACTGGGAACGGTTACACCCTACAGACCGCATAGAGATGGACCGGATTAATCGCTATTGGCGCATTGAACACGGGACTCCACGCTGGTTTATTCAATACGATAACACTCTCGAATTAATACCCAAACCTGAAAAACCCTATACGCTCAAGCTGGAAGTCTACCGCTTGCCATTGGACGCTATGTCTAGTGCAGGTGACGAACCGGAAATACAGCGCAACCACCACCGCAGTCTGGTGGAATGGACGCTCTACCGTGCGTTTAGTCAGCCTGATCTGGATATTCAGGATATGGGCAGGGCAAACGATCACTTGAAAAAATTTACGGCGATCTTTGGCAATCGACCAAGCGCCGATAACCAACGCAGCAATTATGCCAATAGGCCGCACCGAAACAAAGTGTGTCTGATTTAAGGAACCGCTATTATGCCAGCCATTGAACTATCAAAAAATGTCCAAACAACCGGGATTAACGAAACCGAATTTAAAGCGACTGGCAATCCGCTAACGGGCGCTCAATTTGTTGAAATGGCGGCAGGTGTAGGCGGTTCATCAGATACAACCGAAGCTACACAGCTATCTGTCAAAACCGCCGTTGAAGCCCTGCAAACAGAAATAGGTGCAGTCACCGAAACCGCACCAGCAACCGATATTGCTTCAAGTGGTTTAAATGGAAGGCTACAACGTGTATCGCAACGGCTAACGTCATTAATTGCGTTATTACCTACTTCACTCGGTACTAAAACAGCGGCCAATTCGTTACCCGTTACGCTATCAAATGATGGCGTATTTGCTGTAGCGACAGGAACTTCAGCCGATGCGTTAGCGACCGATTCCAGTAGTGCGTGGTCTACTATTGCGCTATTGAAGGGTATTTTACAAAAGCTTATTACACCAACACCGACCGGACATGGTGGTACTGTAACCATCACGCGACCTGCGACAACCCCAACTTATTCAGCCGGTCAACTTATTGGGGATGTGGGCGGATCAGCCATCTTTACCTTTGCAAATATGGGCAAATTCGGTGGCGAGGTAATGATAACGTCTATCGAACTTGAAATAGATGTAGCCGCTGTAAATAGTGGTATGACCGGCTTTAATATCCGGCTTTATAACGCCTCTCCAACCGCAGCAGCAGACGCAGCTACTTGGGATATTGTCTCAGGTGATCGTGGTAAATATTTGGGGAAAGTGGCATTAGGAACCCCGATAGATGAAGGTTCAACGCTTTTTATTGATAATGACGGAATCAATAAACAAATCACGCTTGCCTCAACCAGTCTCTTTGTAGAAATGCAAACCGCAGGTTCTTATGCGGCTACTGCAAGCGCAGTCTATCGCTTAACGATTCATACCACCGAGATTTAAAAGCATGTTTCTTACAGCAGCTATCAAAACAATTTTGTTTGGTGCAAACAAGAAACCATCGCTTGGCCTTGATTTCAGTAAAACGCCACAGATTGACCCGCGATTAACCTGGGCACGTAACATAACGTCATCTGTTGTTAGCTTTGAAGGACTTATAAAAACTGCTAAAGCCAATGAAGCTAGGTTTGCTAATGCGAGAAGGGTTGAGAATTTAATACCTAAACCAGAAGTATTAACGGTAGCAGGGGGTTGGACATTATCCAGTTGCACAAATCCTGGGACGCCTACCGCTGTAGCTCCTGATGGGACAACAACAGCGTGGGTTATAACGGCTACTGGTAGTGCAACTATTTATTTATATGCAACACAACCCACTGGAAATACAGCAACATCAAGCTGGTGGATTAGAAGAGTTACAGGGACAGGAAATATAACATTTTTGACAGTAGGTGGAGCAGCAGGGTCAGCTTTAAGTGGGGTTTCATCAACATGGAAACGCTTTAGTTATACTGGTACGCAATCAAATACCAAAGCCTATATAGGTGTTCGAATCGAAACTACTGGGGATGTTATAGAAGTTTGGCATCCACTATTGGAAGATGTAACAGGTCAAGCCAATCAAAACCCAAGTGAATATGTATCAGCAAACGTTTTAGCAGCCCCATATCATGGTGCAGGAGTTGATGGTGTTAAATATTTCCCCACTACCAACGGCAACACAGTTGCATCTAGTGTGGTCACTGAAGCTGTTGGCACCCCGTTAGCAGGGCCAATTACTTTGCTGGCTGAGGAAGCCAGGAC